CAGCTGGGAGAGCGCCACCTTGACAGGGTGGAGGTCGCTGGTTCGAGCCCAGTCGGGATCATTAATTAATAACCCCCATGAAACCTTTATAATCAAGGGTTTTGCTGAAAAAGTCATTCGCTTAGGTGGATGACTTTTTCTTTGGTTTTGGCTCTGTGTGACCGAAATGTGACGAATTTTATTTTGAGTTATCAAAAATAAAAACCCTACTAGAATTTAATAAGTAGGGTTTAACACTATTCTTTTAATTAAAGTAATTAAGGTTGTATGTGATTTTTATTTCTGTAACAATCTTCTCGTCTAATAAAGCAAATACTTCACCAACCACATCACTTACTGATGAATATCTGGCAACACTAGGATTTTCTTCAACTACAATCAAACTTTCTCGTGGTGTAATCCCAACTAATGATAAAACATCTTTTTGTTCGTTAATTTCGAACTTATTATCAGGATTATCGGAAGTATACGAATTCAATCTGACAACAGCATTTTCAATTACCAAAAATTCCACTTGATACCCATCTATTTCATAGTTATATGAAGTGGTTGCATAACTCTGGCCATTAGGACTTTCATAATTCCATTCATCCTTGCTAATAGGATCACCTAACTTACTAACCAATTCTTCAGTTGTAATTCGACTATACTGAGAAACATCGAGAATTGTATTTACACTAGTCTTTGGTGCACTTTCTACTTCACCACATCCAGTTAATGCGAGTACTAAGCCGATTAAACTCATAAAAATGATTACTATTCTTTTCATTCTGGACACCCCTATTATTTTTACATTAATATTACCACATATTAGAAAATTATTTTTAAATATACCTATTTACATCTTATATGAAGTTTCCTAAGTTTGTTGGTTTAGATTTTATTGTGGGGAGAGTTCGAGTGGAAGGTTGATTATGAGGTGAATTTTCGGTTTCACTAAATTTTACAGCTAAAACCTCTTTAGCTAAACCGCTAAATGATGCAGAGGACATTAGCGATTTTTTTAGTAATTCCATTTGTCTAGGACATGTTTTATTAAATGCGACGCCTTGAGTGATATATTTACCCTTACCTCTATTTTTCATTTCTTCGATTAATGCGTCTACTTCTTCTTCTGATCTAAGCCATATCATATTTATAGCATCCTAATTGGTACATAGCATCAGCATTACTCATTTGTGGATTATCCATAACCTTTGCTTTAGGAAAGTACTCTTTAATGTATTCCACTAATTCATGGTCCAATGCTCCTCCTCCCAGAAGATAAACAATGTCATTACGATTCCAAATCGAAATTAATCTACCGCAAATATAGTCAGCAAGCGCTTTTGCATCGTAGGCTTCATTTAACGCTTCTAATCCTTTACCAAAATACGTACCACTTTCTGAATCAATAAATCGATTTACCCCATCTTCATTTATCGTCGTAGCATAGCCAATTGTTCGAGATCCTAAATCGATGTACCTGGTCTTTCCTTTTGGTTGATAAAGCCAGAAAGCAACAGCGGTTTCTGGTGCAACTGAGACATCTGTAATAGAAAACGTTTTTCTTATACCGTTAACGGTTATGGTGTGAGATTTTTTTAAGCGGTTTATCCTTCCTATTTTCTCTTCTTCGTTATGCATTTTAATGGGTACCGATGTTACTAAGTAGTTAGATAGGTAACCAAACTGATGAATGCCGACCAAAATAGATAAATCAAAGAATAGATTTTGTTTAGATTTTGTATGCATCTCAAGAGGTAAAGAACAATCATATTTAGCTAATGTGCCCATAACGTATCTTTCGCCTTTGTACTCAACAATATAATCGTGCTTGCCAGTAGCTTCTGTTAAAGTCCGATCACCGTAAAGTCCTTTCACACTAGAAAATAGTTCACGATGTCTTTTAGTCACTATCCCAGTCGTGCTTCCTCCGTCATCAATAGAAATTACGCCTACCGTCACTTTAAAACTCCTTTTAAACTTATTTGGTTTTTCCACTTGTAATGAACAAATGTTTTAAACACTTTTAAACAACTTCAAATTCATTGACCGCACGAAGTACATCTAAGTCTTTTATGTGTTGTTTCTTTTTTGCATTTTCCGCAATATGCTTTCATCTGAGCACTCCTCTTCTTATAAAGCTTCTTGCAGCTCTCTCCAACTTCTACCGTAAATCTGTGCATGCCTTTTCGTTAAAAATGAATTGTCGTATGCAGGTTTCACTGGTGGCTTCATTTTGCATATAAAAGCAGGTTGTAAATCACTTCCCGCTCGAACTGATATAATCGCATGCCACATTGGAAGTTTGACCGCTTGCTCCATTGGTAGCGTGTCTTCAAAACGATGACTAGATAGTTCAAATGTCTTTAAGTGGTCGTTTGCGAAAAGAAACTGTTGGACCCCTCCACCCTGTAGGTTATCCTGTAAGCTCTTATCCAACTTACCCCAATGATGAAAGGCATATAATGACCCTAGACGTTCTTTTCTACCTTCAGTACCAATACGACCCATTAACTTTGTTAAACCTTCTGTGGCGTATTGCTCAGGCTCATTGAATACCACGAAGCATCCATTCTTTTGTTTTTCTTTATCCATTAACATACGAGTCATAAAAGTTTTGAGCGTAATCCAATGTACTAAGGTTTTAGTAGCTAGCTCACCCAGCTTACGATTAGGTATGCGAATGATGATTACTTTTCCTTCTCGCATCCATTTCTCGAAATCGACTTCTTTTTTAGGCTCTTGCGCAAAAATATCGTGCAAAAGATCGTTACCAAAGAAGGCATCTAATCGATTGAGTATTGCGTCTGCTTTATTTCCAAGATCATCATTAGTACCCCAGCTTATTAAGTCTCGTGCTAAACGCACATTTCCTTCTACTTGTAATTTTTCAATTGTATCCATTCGGAAATCTTCATCTTCAATTATTCGTTTAATATTGTATAAGGATCCACCAGAAGCTTTAGCAGCTTCGCGTAGATATCTTGATGATCTCGACAAACCTTCCATGTTCATAAAATCTATTATTTCATCACCGAAGCGGGACGCACCGGTTCTTCCTAACTTCGAAATGACTTCTGTTAAATCCATAGGAACTATCCAATCACCATTCCCTAAATCAATATCAATGACTTTATCAGAGGGTAAAGAGTCTCTAATGCCATCAGCCATTCCTCGCTCTCCCTCTTCAACAATGGCATCTGGAATTACTGCTGCTATTCCGTGATTCATGCAACCATCAATAATCCAGTTTTTAATAGCGGTATCTTTGCCGGAACCCTGTCTGCCGATAAATGTGTAACCTTGATAAAGCAAATCAGGATTACTAACTGGCATATAGATAGGTATTTTAGTGTCTTTTACTTCAGCTACGCCTAACTCAATCCCTTTGGAGTCCCGTAAAACCTCAGATATATTTACTTCTGCTTGATTCTTCACATCTAATTCATCCGCATACCTTCTTTGTAAATCCTTAGAAGGTATTTGCATAGCCAGTCGACTCATTTCATCAGTTGATACGAGATTTACATTTACATCATACTTTGATTTTAATCTAAGTTTTAATGTGTTCATCTCGTCTATTATTTCGTAACATCTTTCTTTTCCCACCTTGACTCCATGAAGCTCGTTATCTTCTACCATATCGTTCATAGATAGCGCTAAAGTTTCACCAATAGTATCACGAGTCAGTTTGTCGGATGAGTGCGCAGCGACTCGTATGTGCGTTTTAAAGATAGGTGTATTCATTTTAGAAAGACTGGATGTACTCAATCTGCTTGAGTTGATCTCATCTTCAAGGGTATATCCGTTTTTAACGATTTTTTCTTTATTGAATTCCTTATCTGACTTAAAGAATACGTTGGAGAATGCTTGGAAGGTGTCCACGAGAATAGCATTAACTTCATTCACTAAACCCGCTAACGCAATTCGAATTAGAGGAACTACATTACTAGCGCTTATTGTTGCTCTTTGAGGAACTTTACCTTTAACAAGTTTCTCTTTGGCCCAATGAGCATTCTTAATCCATTTCTTCCGGTCTTCTACCTCACTACAAATAGAAAGTCTTGCCATATCACCATCAAACTGTAATTCTTCCACTGTGTTTAAAATAGATGAGATAGGCGTTTGTTTTTCATTTGCATTAGTATTCAAAGAAAAAATATCATGCTTTAAGTATTTCAAGTCCTGTACAACGGTATTTTCAACAGGTATTTGTAAATCTGTAATAGGTACTTCTTTTAAGGTGACATCCATCTTATTTTCTATTTTTCTTTTTAATTTAATTGCCTGGTATTCAGTTGTAGAAACGTAAAACTCTATCTTTCTTTTCCCATCTATCTGTTTGAATACTACATCAAACCAAAAGTAATCTTTTTCGCGGAAATGAAATTTAAAACCATCACGATCTAATCGACTCCCCACACTTTCATACATCTCATACATTTTGTGAATGGAACGCCAGAGTCTTTTGTTATTGTTAGCGACGATTGAATGAGGAATAATGCGATAAACAACCATTTCGTTCGTCTTAACCTTTACTATTTTGCTATTGACGTCCAATGGTAATCCTCCTTTAATTTGATCCTAAAATTAGTGTTGCTGCAATTAATCCTCCTGCATAGATAGCAAGTGGTTTCATCATTCCACCTTTTCCGATCATCGCCCCAATTATTATTGAACCGCCAGCAACTAATCCTCCATAGCCCATAATGTCTGGAAGGTTTTCTACAAACCATTGCCAAGACACAACCCCTAAGTCTTTAAAAAAATTACCAATCGGCTTTAATATAAATTCAATTTCATTTTTTCTAATCCATGCATCGAATTCCAAAATACCATCTATCACCTAATTTCCTCCTTATATTCCTTTTAAGAAATCACGTATATCTACAGCATGACGCGCAAGCACATATCCGCAACAAACACCGATAATAATCTCCATTGCCTTTGAGCGGTGACCTAATCCCCATGCAGCACCTGCGAAAATAATTACTAGGACTACACCTGCATCAAACATATTCATTACCGCTCCATGAACATTTCCAAACGTTCCATTTGCATCTGCAGCAAATACATTTAATGGCATTGCAAAAGTAGCTACACTTGCTGGTACTATAGATTTTTTTATTGTTTGTTTAAATTCGTCTGGCGCTTTTGGCATTACTAATCCTAAATGCGAAAAATCAGTGTAATCTTCTTCTTTTACAACTTTATACTTTCTCATTCAAAAATCCCCTTTCTTGAATAAAGTCTTGAAATCCAAGGCATACTACACAAAACAGTTGGGAAAGGATGATTAGAATGTTTATTGCTGCGCTTATTGTTGGTTATGGAATCGGACTATTAGTGAACACTCTAGTCGGATGAGTTTAACTTGTTTCTAACATTTTTATCATGTTCCTTTAACTTGGCTAATCGATCTTCAGGAGATCGTTTAACTTCAACGACAGTTTCCTTCGACTGGATATCGGCTAATAACAACTTCTTAACATATCCACTAAAATTCTTTCGGCGTTTAATTGCTTTTAATATTAGTGCGTCTGTAGCGTTAGTGGTGTTAAAGCTAACGCTTTTTACTAGTTTGTTTGTTGTCATGAATAAATGCCTCCTTCGTGGTTTTTACTATGGTATGACCGGTATGACCAAAAGATTCCTAAAAATAAAAAAAGACCAGGCAATTCGCCCGGTCATGCTTTGCTGATTCGTTACTACACGTTGTTAGTAATAACGATATGCGATATGTATGTAGAATGTGCCTGATTTTCTAAATTAATTTACCTTAACCAAATACATTTCCAGTAATTCCTCAGTTCTATTTCGTAACCTAACATTTAAATACCTACGATCTTGTTCATAGCCACCATGAAAGAATGTATATGTCGTTGTCGTTTTATCGACGTCACCCTTAAGTAATTTCAGGTTATGATCTCTCATGTATTGCTTAGCAGACTTTAAATCTGCTTGAACTAATTTAATCGCTTTTTCTGTAATATTTACATAAGGTTTTCTCAACTTAAAATCACCTTTCTCAAAAGCTTCTCGATTGCGCTCAAGCACGACAATCACCATTGGTAGATATATCATCTGTTCAAAGTATTGAAGGCTTTCAGCAGGAATGAGTGCCATTTAAATTTCTCCTTTTAGTCAATTTCCTATAACTATAATAGATTTTAGACAAAAAGAAAAAGACCACCCGGTTAAGAGTGGTCTAAAAAGTGAAGGTTATTAACTTCTAATATAGAAATGTCGTTGATTTAATTATATCATTCTTGCTTCAAATAAACTATCCAACCATATTTCTCATTCAACTCTTTAGCAGCATTTTCTGCTTGTTTCTTATCATTGAAGGTCCCTGTAACTAAACGATATTTTTCTACTGGTTTCTTAACTGGAGCGGGTATTGGTTTAGGTTTAACCTTATCTTCAAGTTTGGCTTTTGTAGCAGGACCATAACTTCCATCAACCACTAACCCATTTGCTTTTTGAAAAGCTTTAACCGCACTTTCCGTAGCTGGTCCAAAACTGCCATCTACAGCAATCTTTAATCCAGCTTTAATTAAATCGTGTTGAAGTAATCTAACTTGAGCACCTATATGTCCGCGTTGTAGATAACTCGCCACTTCGTTCACTACCTTTCCATTAAAATCTAATTGGATCCGATTTCGAAACGGAATGAATGAACCATCCCGCTTTAAAATCACCGCAGGGCAGTATTTCCCACTCCATTTTTGATGTGGATTAACTTGCACAGGAGTCCAGTCAAATGCTTTCAAAAGGAACACATGTAACGCTATAGCGTTTTCTTCAGTCTGTGCCCTATCACCATCCACATTCATACACTTCTCGACACCGATTGTTGTTCGATTACCAGAGTTTAACCCCCAACCATCACCACAATGGAATGCAGGCTCGTTAAATGGAATGTGTTGAATAATAAAGTGTTCGTCCACAGTTATGTGCCAACTGACATGTGAAGTATCTCTAGGATGATATCCGGCCATGTTATGAATGTATCGATTATGCATATCAGCATTTGCGCCACGACCTGCATTACCAGTGTCGTGATCTGTAATTCCTTTAGGCTTCATGAAGATACCTGGTCGAATTTCAGGATTACCTTTTTTAACGATGTCTACAATGACTGTAGCTTTACCAATCTTGGCTCCATGAGGAAGAAGTATCATTCCCTCACGCCCAATCTTTATTAGGCTTGTCATATTTCAAAGCTCTATTACTATCACTTAATCCTAAGGTTGTTGGATCTGGTACTATGTTGATAGCGTTTATAACAGTTAAAACAACAAGATAAGGATTAGAAATGAATTGTAGAAATGTTTCCCACACTACTGACCATGCAGTGAAATCATCAAAGTTCAAACCCATATACGCAAGAACAGGTATCATTAAAGCACCAATAAATCGCAATAAAAAAGTTAAATTATTTTTAGTGAATCGAATTCCCCAATTAATTTTCATTTGATTTTTTCTCCTTTTCATCTTCAAGAATATTTACCGTGTCTGCGATTGTCATAAATGTTGAAAGTGTCCATACGGCTAACATAATACTCCCAATGTTTGGGAAACCTAATAAATAGCCTGATAGGATGATAAGAGTGAATATGCCTGCTCCAAACAGTCCGAGAATTTCTAAGTACCTATTTTTAAAGACAAATGCCGTAAATAATATTACGGCTATACAGAATGCTGCAATTGCATATCCGATTTGTGGAGAAATATCTAAATAGAAGTCATACAATACGGTCGAGCTTTTTGTAAATAACGTATCTTCGACCGCAAAAATAATTGATAGTCCGAGCATTAAAAAGAAATTCATTATGCTTACTGGCGAGATCCCCAACTTCAAATTAACCACCTACTCCTTTGTTTGACAGATTCCATATCAACGCTATTGCGCCACCTAAAATACCTGTCGTTAATGTTCCGATAATGGCTGTAAGTATCGCCCTCTTTAACCAGGTAGTATTATCAAGAATTGTTTTAAGATCATCTTTTATATCTTTGATTTCTTTTTCTTGCCATTCTGTCTTGACTTCTACTTTGCTGACTCGACTTTTAATCAATTCGATTTTCCCGTCTTCTTCAAACATAGCGTGATTTAACTTTTGTATTTGTTCATGGATTGTCAATAGCCCATTTGATTCTTCAGCCATCCCCTCACCCTTTCTTTTCTACACATAAAAAGACACCTCAAATGAGATGTCTACTGTACTAAATATTTTTTATGTTGTTCTCGTTTCCTTTCATCTGAGAGTACAGCATATCCTTGTGTTGTAGATGGACTACTGTGTCCCAATAAATGTTGAACACCGACGATATCAGCACCATTATTTAGTAACAATGTAGCAAATGTGTGGCGTAATGTGTGTGGACTAACGCTCTTTTCAAGTCCTGCAAATTCAGCAATCTTTCCAATTTCTCTTTGAATAGCACGATGTCCCACACGTCTAAAAGGCTTTCTTTCTGTAATGAACAAAGCTTCTTCCTTATCATGTCGATTCTTCAAGTACTTTTTCATGAAATACATTGCTTTAAAACTAAAATATACTTCTCTTTCCTTATTACCTTTACCAACCACCTTGCAACTCATAGCTTGCAAGTTAATATCTGTCTTATTTAATGACTGGACCTCTGATAAGCGGCAACCAGTAGCATACATTACTTCAAGTAATGCACGTTGTCGAACTGTAACGCAGGATTCTCTTAACATCTCAAGTTCTTCTATTGATAATGCTTTAGGTGCGCGTATCTCTTTCTTAGGAGGTTTTAGACGAGCGGTAGGATCTCTTAATAGAATCTCTTCTCCCGTTAACCAACCGAAGAACGATTTCAACACCGAAAGCTTTTTACTTATAGAAGACATCTTCAGATGTTCAAACTCCGCCAAATAAATTCTAATATCTCCAGCAGATATATCTTCAGTTCGTCGTTTCACTCTTTCTGCAAAGATTCTTAACTCTAAGGCGTAAGATTTCGAACTGATTGGACTCATGCCTTCCAATTTCTTGTTGGCTAAGAAAAGTTTAATCTTTTCGTGTAGATCAGGATGAGTAGTATCTTCATCTACTTTTGTGATGTGATAATTTTTGAGAATAGCAGAAAGTTCACTTCTTACCTTCTCGACGTGAACAGGTACTTTCTCAGAGATGAAACCAACTAAGTCCGTAATCATTTGTTCTGTGGATGTATTCATTGAATATTCCTCCTCTTATTAGTTATATAACCAATATAACTAATATACAAACGAATGTTCCGATTGTCAATAATAAGTTATATAACTTATAATACATATATAAGTATATATATTGACTATAGTACATACTATATAAAGAGGAGTGATTTGAATGGCAGTTGATAAAACAAAGAACACACAGGTTCTTGCTACATTTTCAAATGAAACGGTTGAAGAGATAGAAAATTACTGGCACACTAATTCTCTCAAAAATCGAAATGAAGCAATCCGTGAATTAGTTAAAAAAGGTTTAGAATGTGAAAAATCAAAATGACAAATATTAAAGAAGTAGAACAAATACTTATAAATAAGCCAACTAATTTGACGGCCAGAAGATGGTTGAAAAACAAACCTCTTTTAAACAAGATTTTAAAAAGTCATTCAGATTGGAATGAAGATCATTCAATTCATCATCCTGATATGGTTTTCACATTGGAAGAGAATATTAATTATTTCTTAGAAAATCCATCATTAATTGAAGAAGAAAGAGAGCCGTCGGAATGAACCGATTGCTCTCTTTTTTTTATTTCTTTATTTGTCCAGCTGCAACTGTTATCCAAAACCCTAGCCAACCAATAAACAACATAGTCAAAAAAGGATGTTCATATATAGATTCCACAAATAAAAACTCCTATCATTTACGACGTATAATGATCCTGTAGCGACTTATTCAACTACAATTGGATCACCATTTCCGTCTAATCCTAATGCAGTTAAATCACCCATTACTGCTTCTTGAAATTGTGCAGGAACTTGTGAAATCGTTCTGCGTTTGTTAATGATTAAAGCAACATATAAATCTACCATGTTATTACCTCCGATTAGTTTAATTAGTATTTTAAATAGTAGCTTGAGCATCTAGTTTCGCCTGTACTTCTGCACGATAACGTTCTGGAATTTCTTCGATTGTTCTTTTATTTTCATTGATTAAACGAACATATAAATCAACCATTAAGCAGTCCCTCCAATTTCAGCACGTAACATCATTACTTCTTCGAACGTCATAGCAAGAGCATCCATCAAAATTAAGTTATCTTGTTGAAGTTGTTCTATTTTCTGTTCAACAGGCAAAGGATCTTTTAAAGGATTTTCAGAAAAACCTAAAAAATTACCTTCTGAGATGTTCGAAACAT